TGTTACGCCATCTTCGCTTGCGTCGAGGACAATGGCCCTTCCTGCGTCACCATCAAAGCCTAAAAGCTCATCACCCTTTGAGAAATCAAAACCAACAGGATTATGCTCAACAAATCGGAATCCCTCTGTTTCGTAATCTGCCTTTTCCATGAAATCATCGGCATGATCTGTTTTAATTCGATCCATGGAGGGAATGATATATTCATTGATCTCTGACCACATTTTGTCCGTGATGTTTGCATCTTCACCATTGATGTGGGCTTTGTATCGGGTTGCCAAATCTTCAATCCGGCTTCTTGTAAGTTTCCCACCCATAACATCGCGCATCCAACCTGGGGATGTTGCCGGAATTGGGAACTTATTCCCTTCTGAGCCTTCACCAACTTGACGAGATTCCGAGTCGTTGGCTTGCTGAACCATCATGTCGAGGGCAGTTGAGTCTTTGCGTTTTTGAACGTGTTCGGGTCGCCACTCTTTGCCCTTTTCATCCCAATTCTTGTTGGTCTCTTTTTGCTGCTTCTTACGAGATCTTTCCTCTTCTCTTTGCTTTTTGTCTCGGATTGAACGCTGCTTTCTAAACTCATCAACATTGTCCAAGATTACCTGTTCACCATCCTTATAAAAACGGGTGATGTTTTCATCTTCAATCTCTTTATCCTGCTGGACAGCGCCAGACCCCTCATAATCATCGACAAAAGACCTGTTGGCATTATCTCTCTGAACGTCTCTCAACTCACGATCAACATCTACGGATTTACCATACTCGTCTTCTCGTTCTGCCCCTGTGATTTTCTCATTTTTATATTTTGCGTCTTCTGTTATTCCGACCTGTGCCAAAGCCTCTGTTTCTGCAAGAGACCTATCTAATTCTGATATCTCGCCTAGGTATCTTTCTCTATTTTGAAGCATCGCCGGGGTAGGTCGCTTCATCTTCTCGATATTGGCAATTTTTTTGTTTAATGCTTCATACTGCTGATAATAAGAATCTTCAATGGCTGCACCTTGAAGCTCTGCCATCTGTTCATCGTCAAGCGCACCAAGGCTTACAAAGTTATCATGGAGTTCAATGGGTTGTTTCTCGGCAATCCGATCTGCTGCATACTTCGCCCAATGCTGTGCGTTCTGCTTGGCAACCGGATCTTTGGGGGCGGCAGACATAATACCCTGTTCAACCTCATCAACGGCAGCTTCACGGGCATCCTGGTCTTCAATATTATTCAGATTTCTTTCGAGTTGTTTTCTGCGGGTGTAGGTATAAGCAGATGTTCCAGCGCCAAACAGGGTACTCATTACAACGGCAGGGCCAATGGCCTCAACCATGGCATGTTTCCATGCACCTTCTTCTTGAACGCCAATGTCAGATTCAAGTTTGGCTTGAGATCCCTCTTGCACTACCTCTGTGGCGACCTCGATAAAAGTGGATCCGGCAAGTCGCTTTGCAAGCTCTTTGGCTGGGAGTTTGATAATCTCATTAACAGTGTGGGCCAGTGGCTTTGTGAATGCACTTCCACCACCGAGGATAAGGAACCCGGCTACCTCAGATACAACCTCACCACCACTCTCGATGATTGCCTCATATGCAGCTGTTCGCTCGGCATCGGCATCATTAATACCCCTGTCTTTGAATTCCTGCATCTTCTCGCCATAAGTACCAAGACCAAGGACGCCGAAGAGATTGAGGGCACCAGCAGTTGCACCACCAATGGCAGCACCGGCAGGGCCACCCAAGGCAAAACCTGTCAAGGCACCGACAGCCGTCGGGCCATATGACACGACACTTGATCTGGCTGCACCGGTGAAAGCCCTCTTTATGATTCCATCTTCGCCCTCTCTCTCGCCTTTGTCCGGCTTCATGATGTCCCATTCCTGGGAGGCATCGGCAGCATCAACAAGGGATTGACCGGCACGTTCAACGAAATCAGCACCACCATCAGGATCGATGGTCTTTAAGGCATATCCACCCAGGTGGGTTAGATCGGCAGCACCACGGGCAAGGTTGGATCCGATATCTCCAAGAAAGCCTCTTTCGTCGGATGCTTCCGGGTCTTCCGGCGCAACGTATCTTGGGTCGAATTCGGCTTCACGGCCCTTGAATTGATTCCGGTATTCTTCGCTATATCCCCAATTGTATTTGTGAGTGTCGCTATCAGGATTTACAGCATCGATATCGAATGGTTTGGCGGGTGCGCTTGACCGATCTTGATTTTGATCATTGTCAAGGCCGTATTGTTTCCGTTTCTTTGCGAAAAACTCTTCGAGAGTAATATCCGGCATGGGTGCTATGCTCCATATCTGCACCCCTTCCACTTGGAGTCTCCACATATATTTTGACCGAGGGGAGGCCGCTGTGGAATACGGCGTTCGGGAGCTACCCTATCCCCTCAAACTTTATGAAAGATTCTTTTTTTACACCTTTAGAAACTCAGAACATTATACTCTATAATTTCAAGTCTTTCAACAACATATCAAATAACTCAGATCTCTTTTTCCTGGGATACTGGCGCTGAAGATTATCAAGTTGAGAGTCAAACTGCTTTTCAAACTTTGGATCTTTATACATCCTTTGCATCAGCGCATCTCGCTTGGGGGCCAACGACTGCTGTTTTGATCTGGTTTTATCAACATCACCGGCATATGCTTTTGAATCATTCCACGGAGGTGATTTCTTTTTCTCTTCGCTTTTAGTCGGCGGGGTTGCGTCCTTGCTCTTTAATTTGGGATCTCTACGATCACCAAACGCACGTTTGCCCTGGTTCTCTTTCAGGTTTTTACCAACAGCCTTTAACCTATCGACACCCGCTTTTGCTGAAGACCAAAACTTGTTTTCATTGTCTGGTATGTTTACCCTTGACTGCCCCAATCCTTCAAAGGTTTCCCGGCTCTCTCCAGTTGGGGTAGTGGTCTTGGACTTTTCCTTTCCACCCTTCTTGTCATCAGGCGGCAACACGGGTTTATCAAACCGTGTGTCTTCTGCTGTTACGGCATTGGCGTTCTTCATGGGTCTCAATTGCTGGTCCTGCTTCTGTGACTGCCCATACTCTGTGTCTACCTTGCCACCAAGAAACTTCCTGGCATCACTTCCCCTGGCAGCAAGTTCTTGATCTGAAAAGCCACCAAGTCCCCTGCCGGATTTAACCGCAGATGGATACCTTTCTTTCCATGCGTCCATGAATTCATTCTCTGGAATCCCGTTAATCAAGCCACCAGATTGCCTCGGTTGTCGAATAAAATCCTGCTGCGCCGGTTGCTTTGCAGATAGCGATACACCGCCCCGTGGAGATAATGCAGATCCGGCCATACCTGTGTCTGCCGGTTTTGCATCAAGTATCCCGGCATTCTGTCGAATCGGTTCAACACCTGGGCCACCAGCAAAGCTATTGATTAATCCAGAGAGTTCACCCAACCGGGTCGTGTCAATCGTCTCTACCCCCATATCATTCTTGGTTTTGCTAAGTGCGCCGATGGTTTTAAAGGCATTGAGTCTATCATTCACGCCAAGCCGGGCCTGTTCAATTCGCTTTCTGGCGGTTGAACCCAGTTCCTGTCTGTCGGTGGTTGCAAAGAGATTACTACCTTGTTGCCGTACCTCTGCAATTCTGTTTTTACCGGTAAGCGCCTCTTTGTCCATCTGGAAGCGGTTGTTATCTCTTTGAAGCGCCATGGTTCTGTTGAAGGTGGTTTTTTCTTTCTCACGGGCACGAACCTCTTGGACGCCTGGGTTCTCTCTTCTTGCCCGAAACTCAGCCGATCTCTTTGCCCATTTTTTATCTCGTAGTCTTTTCTCTCGTGCCTTATTATGATCATAACTATACTGTTCTGCTGAGAGCATTTTATTTTCCTTTAATTAATATATAACATCTTCAAAGATCCCATCATTAGCATATAGACCTGATTTACCACCAAGACACCCATCAGGTGCACCGTAGGCATTGCCTAAAGGAAGAAAAACATAACTATCACTTCCTGAATCATAACCGTAAGCGCCTACATCATAACCAGAAGCATATAAATAATTTGTATCAGGTGTGAACCAACTGTAATCTGTGTCAATTTCTTGAGAAACAAATTGCCAATCTGGATAACCACGTCTATCATATTCAGTAGCTTTATATTGAACCGTCGATGTAGAGTAATTTCCAGATGTTTCAAATGAGTTTACAACATCACCATCCCAATTAATCCATTCCCATTTGGTAGAAATCGGCCCCGTTTTTTTCATAACAGTTGTTTTGTAAATCTCTTCTTCGCCAGTCCATTCATGCAGATTTTCGCTATATGTATCTGTCTGTTCAGTGTTAGTTTCTTCAAATGAATAATAACTAACTATCCACTTTTCATAATCTCTTACACCACTAACAACATTGATAATGTTACTCAATCTTTCTTCTGATGTGTTAGAGTAAAATATATTTTCTAAATTATTAAAACTCGGGCTTGGTGGATCTTCAAGCCAATTTTCCATAAATGTATCTGTTAAAACTCTTTCTGGATAACCTTCGCCGGAAAAATCCAAGTCCATACTCAAGTATCTATAAATACCAGTATCTTCACCGAAATCAAAAGAGATTACATGGGCACCATCGAACGCATATCCGTTGGGATATGTAACAAGATCATATTTCCAATCCATCCCCCAATGAAAAAGATGAGGTGATTCTATATCCACCATTCTACCATAGCCGTTTAATAGATAATATCCCTTATACCCAACACACTCACGCATCAATGTATAATTTTCTGTAGTATTCACAGCAAATTTACCATCTTCCGACCAAGGTTTAGGATATAATTCTTGACAATCAGCTATATCATCAGGCTCAAAAAACAAGTTGTTACGTAAATCATATAAATCCAATACCTCAACACTAAAATTAATCGGGAATGGGCTTGGATTGTCTTCACCATAAAAATAAGTGGTGAATTTGTGAATTTTACTAAACTTGCTATCAAGACATTTGTCAGACAAATATCTTATTCGCATATAATAAGTGCCTTCATTTACAAGTATATCTTTAGAAAGCAAATCCGGACTATTTTCATCTAATAATATTGTTCTAAATTTACGTGTATGTAGATTTAGAAGCTGAATAAGTGTCCCTATATGAGTTATATTTTCATTATCTGAAGACATAAAGTCACTACTTAAAAAAGGTATAATGATATCTTCCACCCTAGATTCTATATCAAACCCATCACCAGGGGTTATTATTTCAGGTGTTTCAATATAACAAGATGTCATCTCAGACTCAGTTAAGTGCTTATGTTCAAGGTCTGTTTTTGTATAAATATCGCATTTTTCAATATTATAAATTTTGTTTAGTAAAACCCATATCTTTTCTCTTTCAACCATTAATTCAGATTTATAATATTTTATTACCTTATGTACTAAATAAGCAATTTCTTCATCCGACTCAGACTCAATTCGGTGTCTTTGTATCCAACTTAGTTGTGTAGGCTCTTCATCATCCATTACACCTTCTGCGTCCTCGTCTATATCCTCTTCTGTCTCAAGTATAATTTCTTCAACAAGCTCTCTTTCTTTTATTGTAGATGTTCCTTTGTAAACAGAGGTAACAAAAAGATTGAGCCTCAGCTGGTTTAATTTTTGGAAAGACATTAGCCGTTTCATCAAAGCCATTTTGTTTTTTGCAAATCCGATAAAACGGCCAGCTATTTCTTTATTTCCAAAAAGGTTCACAATTATTGGACTTTTTATTCCCATAATTATTCCTGAGTATCTTATTCATCAAGTTCTTCTACATAACTATAAGTATGAGACTCTGAAATATGTACATCTGGTTGATATGAATAACCTGCATTTGTGTTTTGTCCGTAAGAAACACTTACATTTGCTGCACCCAAAGCAGATGCGGCAAGTTGTGCCTGGACATTCATCGCACCCTCAGAACCCTTTAGTTTCAACTCATTAACGGCGACATAACCACTCGTAGTTAGTTTTAATTGTTCGACAAGTTTTTGAATTTCCAATTCAGATTCCCTGAGTCTTACCTTAGCTTCTTCTATTTTAAGAGAGTTTTCTGACCTGTAAGCCTCAACCTCTGCTGAATATGCCATTGTATTTGCTTTAAACGCCTCTGCTGCAAATGCGTTTTTAGAGCTGTTGAATGCAAGCTTTGCTTGGTATTCAGCAAGACTAACTTTATACTCTTCTATAAGTTGATTGTTTTTCCTTATCTTACTCTCAATGATGGCTATCTCTGCGTCCATCGATGTTTTCCAAGCATCGACTTCATGTCCGAATGCTTGCACTTGAGAATCATATACTTGTGCCTTTGCGTTTTCAGCATTAACTTCAGAATTATATATATCAATAGCTATTTTATCTGATTGCAAATTCGCATTATATAAATCTATCTTGGCTTTTTCAGCATTAACCGCCGTGGTATATAAATCGATCCTGTTCTTTTCTGCCGATATATCAGCGTTGTATAAATCAACCTTAGCTTGTTCAGCCCCTACTTGAAGACCATAAATCTCGGCATTTATTTTTTCTGCATTGACTTGAGAATTGTATAAATCAACCTTTGCTTTCTCAGCATTTGTAAGCGCATTGTATGAATTAACCTGAACATTATCTGCCTGGACTTGAGAATTATATAAATCGACCTGTGTTTTTTCTGCGTTGATTTGAGAGTTGTATAAGTCAACCTTTGTTTTCTCTGCGTTAATAGATGAATTATATGCGTCTATCTTGGCTCTTTCAGCATTAATAGAAGCATTATACAAATCTACATTGGTTTTCTCAGCTGATACCTCAGCGTTATACAGGTCAACCTTGCTTTTTTCAGCGTTAATAGATGCGTTGTATAAATCAACTTGATTCCTGTCTGAATTAATTTGAGAATTATACAAATCGACTTGATTTTTTTCTGCGTTAATTTGAGAATTATACAAATCAATTTGGTTTTTATCTGTGTTAATTTGAGCGTTATGCAGCTCTACATTATTTCTTTCTGCATTAATTTGAGAATTGTATAAATCGACATTGTTTTTCTCTGCATTTATTTGCGCATTATACAAGTCAACAGAATTCTTTCCTGCGTTGATTTGGGCGTTATATAAATCAACATTTGATCTATCAGCATTGATTTGAGAGTTATATAAATCAACCTTTGTCTTTTCTGCGTTGATTTGAGAGTTATACAAATCAACCTTTGCCCTTTCAGCACTAATAGTGGTATTATATATTTCTGCTTTTGCTTTATCGGCATTAATTTGAGAATTGTATAGATCAATTTTTGTTTTTTCAGCATCAACTCCAACACGGTACGATTCAACACTAGCCCTATCTGCATTGACTTGAGAGTTATATAAGTCAACTTTACTTTTATCTGCCTGAATTTGAGAATTATATAGATCAACCTTATTCTTTTCGGCATTAACTTGAGCGTTGTAAATATCTGCCTTGGCTTTTTCCGCCTGGATTTGACTATTGTAAATATCAACCTTTGATCTCTCTGCGTTTATCTCAGAATTGTATAAATCAACCTTACTTTTCTCTGCGTTAATTTGACTGTTATATAAATCTGCTTTTGTTTTTTCTGCATTAATTTCAGAAGCAAAAATATCTGCTTTAACTTTTTCTGCCTCTGTTTGAGCAATGTAAATATCGGTATTCGCTTTGTTCAAATCACTTGTAGATTGAACTGCTGAAATGTGAACTTGAGCTTTTGCTTTTTCAATTTCTGTTTTGGCATTACTATTAGCAACATGAATGCTTGATTTTGCTCTTGCTATCTCTGTGGCTGCTGATATTTCTGACGCATATGCCTGGGCTTTTGCTACTTCTGCTTGAATATTCGCAGACATTCTGGCAGCATAATCGCTCGATTTCGCCTTTGCTATTTCCAAAGATGTATTTGTACCTGAAAGCTCTGCGTCAAATTTAGTTTTTTCAGCATCTACAGAAGAAGCATATAGCGCGACTTTATTCTTATCAGATTCAATACCAGCAATATAAGCTTCAAGTGCTGTTTTATATTGAATTAATTTCATGTTTTCTAATTCAGCTTGCACTTTTGCATTCTCATTTTGAATGCCAAAAATTTTTGCCCTTACATCAATAGATCCTAAAACAGCAGCATAAACTTCAACCTCATTTTTTTGTACAGCTGCTTCAATTTGTCGCCCTTCCATTTCGGCTTTATAAATTTCTACCTTTGCAAGCTCACCTCGTAATTTTGATTCATATGCTGAAGCCTCTGCCTTATAAATTTCTACTTCAGCGCCAAACTTTGTGACATACGCATTAAATATTTCAGTACCTCTTTGTGCTATTGCCTTGCTTATTTCAATCCTTCGATTTTCAGATTGATTAAAAAAGTCTCGTAAAATCTGCTCAAGCTGAACCCCTTTATCAATCGCCCATTGTGTATTTTGCTGTGCCAGGGTCATTTGATCTAAATAAATTTTTCTTCTAAACCCTTCTTCTTGACGAGAGTTTTCATTGCTTATTACAGATAGGGCTGAAACAAGAGCGCCTGTAGGCAAATTAAATCCTGTTGCCCCGTAACGTGCTTCAGCTTCTCTATATAACCTTTCATGTTCATCTCTTTGCTTATCTTGGAACTCTTCATACATACCTTCTCTGATATCAGCAGCAACACCAACACCACCAGTTTCAACATCGGTTTTGATTTTAGTTAAAAGAGATTCCCAAACATCTGAAACATAATTATTTTCAGAAAAAGAAAATTCGCTTGGTAAAATATCATTAAGATCTAATTTAGGTGCTACCACTGAAAACGAATCAAGAGATAAACTTGGTATTGAAGGATATGAAATGGATTGAAAATTAGGTGCATTTGGAATATTAAAGTCAGGTGCTTCCGGGATTACAATAGAATTAAGACTCGGTGCTGTTGGTTTATCGGTCTCTGAAAAAGATAAAGTTGGACTTGTTTGAAAAACTGGAACTGTTGGAACTGTTGGCGTCGTAATTTCAGGAAATGTAGTATCAATAGAAATTCCTTCAAAAGAACTAAACTCATCTATCTGAGTGTCATATTCTGTAAATGTAGCAGTATAAGAAGAGTTGGATACTGCAAGTGTTGGTACAGGAGGTAATGAAATAGTTGATTTTGATAAAGTAGCAATTGAAGGGGCAGTTGGTAAATTGCTTGTTGGACTCGTAATTGATGAAAGACTTGGAGCTGTTGAAATAAATAATTCCGGTGCTATAGGTACAGATATTGCTGGTGCACTGAACTCAGAAAGACTCGGAAGCGTTGAAGAACTTATGCTAGGCGCAGTCGGTAGAGTTAACTCTGGCGCTGTTATTGTTGTTAAACTTGGAGCAATAGAATTACCTATTGTTGGTGCTGTTGAAATAGTTAAAGCCGGAGCTGTTATTGTCGATATTGTTGGGATTGTTGGCGCTGTTATCGATGGTGCCGTTAAGGTTTGTACTGTTGGCGTTGTTATGTCTTGAATAGTAAAACTGGTTGAAGTAGCTATTGTTGGGGCTGTTGGTACTGTTATTGCCGGAGCAGTAGAAGAAGAAATACTTGGAGCTGTCTTCTCAGATATTGTTGGTGCAGTAAAGCTTGTCGTTGTCGGAGCTGTTATTGCTGTTATTTGCGGTGCCGTTGGCACTGATATTGATGGTGCTGTAGGTGTTGTTATTGCTGGTGCTGTTGCGTTCCCTATCGCTGGTGCAGTAGGTATAGTTATTGTGGCGCTGCTTAATGTGTTTGTTGCTGGAGCGGTCAATGGCGTTAAAGTTGGTTTTGTAAAATTAGCAACCGGTGGCGCTGTTGGTAGAGTTATAGTGTTTGAAGATGTACTACTTTTTGTCGGTTTGGTAAGCGAAGAGATAGTTGGTGCTGTTAATGTAAGAGTGGGAACTGTGTATGTAATTTCTGAAATTTCTATAGGTGTAAAAGTATCTGTTGGGAGGTCTGGTGGTTCAAATAGAGTCAACTCTGCTGATACTGGTCTTGTATGTGTAAGCTCTGCCGCCACTGGCATAGTTATCTCTGAAAATCCTGTTAAAGCAGGTGGTTCAAGACCTTCAACCAGCGAGCTTAAAGAAGCCTGTAATGTATTAGCATTTAAAACCGCAGCTTCACCTACCGCGACAAGCGCATCAATTCTTGTCTCTACTATTGCTCCTGCTGAGGTTGCAGCAGAATAATCAATATCTTCTCCGGCTTCAGCCATATCAATAACTCCTGTTTTTCATAATTGGTAATATTTTTATTTCGTCAATGGAAAAATCGGCTCCATTAGAACCATTACTAATTTTAAACGTCCAGAAGCGGCCATGTAACGATCTACTGATTGGTATTCTAATGTCCTGTTGACCAATTGTATTATCAACAACTACAGGATAAATAATTGCTGCAACCTTTTCAGTTTTAACACTTAATTCAAGATTTCCTGTTGCCTCAAGAGACAAATACACATATCTAAGCCGTTTATCATGATCTATCCCAAAATCCATTGTAGCAGTAATAAAATAAGCAGATATAACAGAAGTAAGATCAACATTACCGGTGTACTTATAAAGACCAGTTTCAGACGATGCAAAATAGCTGCCATCAAATTTACTTAAAGAATTAATGTCATGACCATAATATTGAGTAGTTGCTCTATTAATTGTATTCGTATTAAGTAATAACATTATCTAACCTCTCCCCGCACATGGCGTAAAATACCAGTTGTTGTAGAATTGGTATATTGACCCAACATGACCATTTCAGGGAGATCAAGGGCAATGTAATTTCCACCTTCTCTATGCCAGGTTGCCTTTAAAATTGACTTCATCATTGGAACTGAAAACTCTAAATCAGACAATCCATTATTAATAGCATGTAGTTTGCTATATAAAAGCGGTAATGCAGTATCTATAGTGTTGTATAGGCTATCGCTTGCATTGCCAGTAAACACTACATTAGGCAAGACAAAGGTTAGGTCAGTTGGCATGGCTTGAGACGCATACATTTCAAACGATTTATTAGGAACAGACAAATCAAACTCGCCTGAAATAACAGCATCACCTGTAATAGTGCAAGTGACATTGGGAAGAACAAAAGATAAATAACCTCCACTGGAAATAGTGGAACTAACTATAGGCAAATCAAACTCAATAGATGCTGTAATATTTATAAAGGCACTTATTGATAATGTTAATTCCGGCAAACTTACGACAAGTTCTGTTGAAATAGGTGTTGAGCCAGTCAATGCAAGATCAAATATCGGGAGCGTTGTTGAAACTCCAGGCCCAGAAGTAATCATTTCAAGATCTATTACTGGAAAACTTGTTTTTATTGACCCAATGATGTGATTATCAACATTCGCTGTAAGTGTAAGTATAGGAATTGTTGCTAAAAGATCTTTAGTAAAAATAAATATTTCAGCTACGCTTGTTGGTAAATTAAAATTTAATGATCCAATGATATGATTATCAGCAGCAGATTCAAAGATGATTGTAGGGAGGGATGTTTTAAATCCTTCACCAGATGTAAACATTTCCATGACGCTTTTTGGTAATGCAGAAACCAACGATCCAAGAATATGATTATCTGCGGCAATTTCAGCATCAAGCACTGGAATGGCTATCTCGAGTCCTTCACCAGCTGTAATCATTTCAGCTTTCTTTGTTGGTAAACCAAAGTCTAATGATCCAACGATGTGATTGTCAGCAGAAGCGATTTCTTGGATAATGGGAAGGTCGATTATAATACCTTCACCAGCTGTAAACATCTCTATTTTATTTATCTGGAGTGGAACTACTAATGAACCGACAATGTGATTGTCTGCGGCCATAGCCATTGTGATTACAGGGACATCTAACAAAATGCCTTTACCAGAAGTAAAACCCTGAAAAACCACGATTGGAAATTCTAAGTCAAGAGCGCCGAGTAAATTAGTTCTTATTAAACCATCAAAAAGAAGCTCAGGGAATGCAAGATTTATTATAGAACCAGAAAAAGAGATAATATCAAATAGCGGAATTTCTAAATCAAGTACAGTATAATTATTATCACCCGTCAAGGTGACTTTAAAAAAAGGAACTTCAGCAGTAATAATTGATGAAACTGCATCTATTTGAGAAAATTCTATAAAACTTATGGGAATTATACAATCAAGATTTGCTGTTATTTCTGGGACTCTGGTATATATTTCAAGCTCTTGAATCGGTAATTCAATATTAAGAGAAGAACCTTCTTTATAAAAAACACACTCTGTAATGGGTAAGGTGATATTTAAGTCGCCATAAATAAAACCTTCAGCGCCCTTCCAAGCAGTTCCAGCAATTTCAAGCTCCAACGAAGGAAGATTAATATTAAGCCTATTTACTCGTAGCCCACCAGATAAATCAATGTTTATGCTTGGTAACTCAAAATCCATCTCACTGGTGATTACTGCTAAATCAGGAATAAAATTAAAATCCCCTTCATCATTAGCAGGAATGTCTTCAGAAAATACAAAATTCCCGTCAATACCAGGAATACCAGGAAGAACCACTGTAAAATCAAAAGAAATAGCTGTTCGTATTGGTGCACTGTAAGAAGAAAGAACAAAATTAATGCTGTTTTTTTCTGGAGGGGTATATGACATAATCATCCACCAGTTACATAATCATAAATTAAAGAATTCTCGCCAGACGCGCCGGCACAGATAATAGAAAAATAATCATTAGAACCGCCGACAACAGATAATGAAAAGTCTCCATTAACATCTGAAGAACATACACCTGCAAGAGAGCTATAATCGCCATTTTTAAATACATTAATAGCTCTGATTACGCCAACTCCATCCAACATAACCGTACCGGATAGAGTTATTTGTTTTGGCAAAGCACCAACAAGAATAGAGGAATTTAAAATTGCTACATTAGCCATTTTACACCTCGCTCAAGAAGACATCTCTACCTGTATAAATCTTAAAATATCGCCTCTCATTTCCATCTGCTTCTTCTAATACGTCATGTTGGGTTAATGTACCTGGTGAACTATAAAGCATAGAATTTGGTAAAATTCCCAATACTCCATCAGACGAAGACACCCAAAAACTATTTAAACCATAACGGTCTTCATAAGGATCTGGATCTTTATTAATATTTTGGACTCCATGAGTATAAGTGCAAACTTCTAGGTGATTAATATTATCATTATTCGATATCAATGCATAATATTGATAAAACTCACTAGTTCCAGTACTACAAAAATAACCAATATGATCAGAAAGTTTTGAATCTGCAGTATATGAGTTTGTCAAATCAGCAGTTAAAACATTTCCAGAAATTGTTTTAATTGTAATCTTTTCAATTTCTACTGTAGACATATCATCGTTATGGGAGGTTCGTATAAACAACTCTCTACCAACTGCCCATCCGGTTGGCGCAGCATCAACAGTTATTGATACATCAGAACCGGAAGTTAATGCTGCTGAACAAGTAGCAACCTCGCCTGTTTGGTGATTGTACCCAGGTTCTATTTTTCCAAAAAGACAACTATAATTATTTGTTGCACTACCATCACCATTAATATTGTAAAGATAATCTAAATTACCATAAATCCAAAGAGTGTAACTTCCAGTTTCACCAAGAAGAAAATTGTTTACCGTATTATATTTATTAGTCGATCCTGCATGAGTGGTGCTGTCCCAAGATTGATAACCTTCTATTTTTAAATATCCATCCACGTAAGTAATTTTAAAATATAAATCTTGATCAGTATCTTCTCCGCTTGAATAAATAACATACCAATCATCTATAGCAGGATTGTCTTCATCAGTTTCGTAAGATGAATCATGTAATGTCCATCCAATTCCAGTTGAGGAATAATCATAAGTTCCATTTCGTGCGCATATAAAATCACGCATTCGACAAAAGAACTCTGGTTTATCTGTGCAGCTTGCATTGATTAAATTTTTATAAGCCATTATATAATCCTTTTAACTACTTACTGGAATTAATCTATCATGAATTAAAGAGTTGTATAAAGTACCTTCATCGTCATCAAGGCAAACAAGATAAACAGTGGCAGTAGATGGTAGATCGGAAATTGTATATGCCCCGGTTGTGGCATCAGAAGTTGTAGTTCCAAGCAATTCTCCAGTTGACCTATTATATGCTCTTACAGTCCGAGCAATATTAACGCTCCCTTCTTTGACAGTTCCAGAGATTGATATAGTAGTTTCTTCTTCTTCTTCTTCTTCTTCGCCGGTGAATGTATAAAAAGCACCTAAATTGGTGTAAGTTTCTGTGTCGTAATTGATGTTTCCAACATATATTTTTGTGCCGTCTTCATTTACAGCTATTGAAGATGCAAAGCCTTCAATGGTCGCTGCCGGATCAAGATAAATCCGTCCTAATAATTCCCATGCTGTTGTACTTGTATTATAAAAATAAACATATATTGCATATTGTGATTCATTAGAATCATAACAATGTGTCGCCCATATTGTATTATCAGAATTAAAATTATTAATAACACCAAATTGGTAAACCCCTGAAGGCGCACTTATATCAAGAAAAGTTGAAGTTGCTGTATAATTTAATCCTGTCCACTGCCGTGCTTCATATTCGGCCTCTCCAGTTTGTATAATTAATTTCGTACCTGTGGAATCAAAGCTCACCATATTAGGTTCGTTATATGAACTAATAGATAGCCAACATAAATCTGACCAAGTAGATCCAGACAAACTAAAGACTCTAAGATAATTTGTTCCATACCTAAGACATATCATGTCACCAGAAACATTAATTGCAACATCATAGATATATGTGCCGCTAAGACTAATACTCGTAGTTGACCAACTACCTTCACTCCAAGTATAAACAGCAACCTCATTGGCCACAGATCCTCCAACAACTACCGTTGATCCAGTATAATCTAAATCCAGAAACAAGTCTGTGAAGTTCTGGACTAAATCTGCGGGAATAATTGGATCACGCAATACCCAAACACTATCGACTAAATCATAGATATGAATATATGCAGTTGGACTATCAAAATCTGTACCGTCATCCCGCCCAACAACAGCCAACACCAAACCATCGCCACTTAACGCTATGTCTGATCCAAAACGATAACCTGTCCCGTAATCAGCGCTGTTCACCGAAGTGCTTGTTGGGGTTACCTCTGTTCCTTGTGTCCATTCCATGAAATCACCAATAAGAAAGATTTAGAGCGCCAATTAAGACGCTCAAGTTAATGTTACTGATATTTTATGAAGCAGGTTGAGTGATTGAAACAGAATCAATAGTCGTTGTTCCACCGGAGGTAACCGTGGTATTACTCATATTGAGTTGTGCTCCGCTTGTGGCAATATTCCCGTCGAAACGAATAGCAGTTGTGCTTGCACCTGTGACAACCGTATTGGCATAGAAACGGAACCAACCCGCTGTACCGCTTGCAATGGCAGCACCAGACCAAACATCTCCCACTTCTCTTTTCAATGCGTAAGAAGTGACATTACCCATAACCAAACCATTGGTCTCGGTTCCAGAGGTAAAAGCCCCGCTGGATTGTGTAATCTCCACGAGCTTTGTTCCTGTTTCTGCGCTATCTGCATCAGTTGGCTGCGATCCAGAATAAATATGAAGCGTTCCATACTTCATCAAATCTGAAAGACTTCCACCCCTTGCAGAAGCAAGAATAGTCGCATCACCGGCATCTTCAGCAGTTAGACTATCAGCTGGGACTTCAATAACACCTGCGGCAACAGATAGAATTTCATATTCTCCGTCATTACTCGTTGATCCACTCACTGTGATCATGTCACCCACACTGAAACCAGCAAGCCCGACACCGGAATCATTAATCGTATCCCGCCCATCAGTACCGTCGCCATCGCCATAACTAAAGGTGGTTCCATATAGCAAGTTGGTCGCCTCAGCCTTTTTGTCCAACATTGCATTTCTAAGTCCTGAACTTAATCGTAAAGTCATGATATTATTCCTTTTTAACTCATAACTTTCGTCCGGCAATTCAGGGCATAAAAAAAAGGCAACTATGGTGATTATGGCACCATAATTGCCTTCATCTTATCTTGCGCCTGAAATTAGTCTGGCCGGACTAAGAAACAGAACCCCGAATTGTCGCACTACTCGTCAGTTAATATTCTGTTTTTTACTCCATCCCATGGATAAACTCATACCCAACCAGAGCACCAAAACCACTGTTCACGTTCTCTGGATAAATGATATTTTTTTTCGTAAGGTTGATAACCATCCCATCTGGAGTTCCAAGTATCGCCCCTTCAGGGCTGGCCCAAAGCAAGCAAAGCCCTGGATTAAAACCGATATCTCCACCATCAACACTATCCCTTGCATCAGACCACTCGACCGCTGGGAAACTCGCAACCTCTTTCATGGAAAACTCAGACGGAAGTAGCCCCGTCAGAAAATAAGTTTTCGTCATTGAAGAGACAAATAGCCCACTACCAACACTCCGAACCATGCGAATGTCCGAATCAAACTGTGCGAATCCCTCCATTAGGTTAAATAGGTCGAACCTAAACGGCTCAGACCACCAGAGGACTGGCCCACTCGATGCGAACATACGTCCTGAATGAATATCAAGGTGTTTGATGTTGTCCGGCACAACAAAGGATCTATTCGTCGCTGGGCCATGATACTCCCCGACCTCCCATGGATATATTACACCATCATGGATGTACCCACGCTCAAAGCCGTTTGCACAATACGTCCGACTGGCATTCTTAACCCATGACATCCTCGCCCCGTGCGTCAAGCCAGACCATATCCCAGTCAACGAACTATCCGCCGATACCTGCATCACCGCATCGTCAGCTGCCCTTGTCTTAACGACAAAACACTCCCGACCATCACTAAAAAGACTATGGAAAGACCCATCTTGGAGTAAAGAGAAACCTGGTCGCCTCGATGGTCTGCCATATTGATCAATCCGCATATTGACAATCTCAGCCACGTCGTTGATGCCTGATTTTGTCATAGGGATTCGTGCCGGGTCTGCAACGGTATTAAGCCCTGATGTCCCCCGGAAGATGGTAATTGGTTGCATCACATCACCCTTAGCGAAAGGTCTTCATAGAAATCCGGTTCCGCATCAAAGCCCACCATGACCTCCAACTGAATCAAACCCTGCTGAAACTCATTGTTCCAAAACGAGGTGTTGATCTTTTGCCCCTCAATCCCATCCTCAATCTGATTGAAGATCTGGGCTGCGGCATATCCGGCAAGCAATGGCTTATGCAGTTCAACCGGTATGCCCTCTGGTTCATCGGCATCCAGAGTCATGTCATCTGGAGACCGATAATAATGGACAGTCAGCGTTTCGGCAGAAGTAGGGATGTCTCTATATAAAAGGTTTTGCCCATTTCTGGCGCAAATTCGAACGCTACCAGACTCTCTCTCTGGATTGTCCGTCAGGAATCGCCTAAATGACTTGATGATAGAGACGTTCTCTTCGTCTGAATTCACCACTTGAATCAAGTCCCGGTTGAAATCCTCCGGCAGACTGCAAGCACCAGCATCAACAATGGTGTCCACGGTATTCGTAGAATAAAGCGCAGGAAGCGGCGGAGTCAGCTGGTACTTACCCGGCAGGATAACGCCAGAGGCAACGACCGTTTGCGCCCTGTTCAAAAGCGCCTTGATCATCGTCTCTGTCCATGCGCTATCCTGCACAATGTTTTGAACCTCAGCTATGAGTTCGGCAAATGTCATGCTTATCTCGCATACGGGTCAAGTTCGATGTCAATGTCGCAGTTGGCAGCAGATGCCGCACTGGTAACGAATTTCAGAAAGCCACCTTCTGCACATACGGTATCGCCATACGTTGCATCAGCCGCCCATGTCGCAACAGCACCGGCAGCAATGTCGGAACCGAAGGTCAATGTGCCGATTGCCGTGGTTGCAGTGGCAGCAGTCGCCCCGTAGGTTACAGTTACCGTCTCAGCATCACCGGGATCAGCCTGAACAATGGCGTTGATCTCTCTGACGGTGCATCGATAGGGGAGTTGAAAATATGTGGTAGCAGCACCGGCAGCAAAGGCCGTTCTGTGCTGAAAATGAATGTCTTGATCCATGATATATGTGTCCTTCTTTTATTTATTGAAATGGGCCGGGCACAAGGCCCGGCGAGAATACGGGATCTCCATCTGATGGTTTGGCGACCGAGGGAGATTCCGTCATACCAACCTGATTAAGATCATGACGGTTCAGTCAAACCGGTGTGACGACAATGTGCCTTTCGGTTGTTGCAGACCATTTGCCCGATCCAACGGACATTTGCCGTCAAGGTATCCGGCTGATCTTTGGAATATTCCCATTTGGGTTTGGTAAACTGGTACTTGCTGTGGGTTTTGAGACTGAGGTTCCGCAGGTTCAGCGCATCCATATAGCCTGATGCCTGTTTATCGTCGGCAACAATAGGCACCCCACCGAACAGCACATTATCAAACCCGGCATTGACCAGATTGACATCAGCATACCGGGCCTGGGTCTGGAGGGTTCTCTCGAAACCATCTTTCAGGACATCGGTAGTGATATAGAGGTTCGGCTTATTCTCTTTGTTCTGCCCGATTTTCGCCGTTCGACGGATCTTCTGCATAACACTGAAACTGATTGCTTCGGACGTTTCGATGAGATTGGCTTTCCAGTCTGCCATGTCATCCTCTTTGATGCTTCCATATGCCGTGCTTGAGGTGTCGTTGAAAAGATCACCGAGACCAAGCAGAGAGTTTGAATCTGCCGCAGCAGCATAAACGTCTGTGCCCATGTCATCCCGAATGGTTTTCTGGATGTTGCGCAGTTTGGCAAATACCAGGTCAACCAAGGCAGCCTTGCCATTATTTTGGACTTGTTCATCCAAATCGATGGTGTTAGCAGCGTAGTACCCTGCCCATCGAAAACGTGCAGCATTGAGAATATCCACTTTGGACTGAGGAATCTTGGTTGTGTTGCCGTATGCGCCAGAGTGCGATTTGTTATACTCCAGCATTGTACGGATTTTCTCACCGCCATCTACCAAATCGCCAGGGGATACGAGGTTATCTTGAAATTTACCGCCGTTCATCAGCATATACAGCAGTACGCAATCGTCAAAATAGATGTCTACGACTTGTTTTTCTACGTAATCATCAGTTATGGCTTGGAGTTGTGTCAATTCTAATGCCATGATATATATCTCCCATGGGCTTTAGTGAGTGCCTTACAATCAACTGAGACGCGCCAGCATGCTCTGTTTAAGATCGTAATCGCTCATCTTGCCCTGTTTTTTTCCTATGTTTTTGGCCTGGGCACCGGGCTTCTGCAAAACCTTCTCGGTTCTCACATCACCCTCGGCAATCCTGGCCGTCTCTTGTTTTTGTGCCGCCTGTTGTGCGGCTTGCTGTGCCTTGTAAGCATAATATGCTGAAAAATCATCGTGGAGTCCGGGTAGCTCACCCTTGATGGCTTCCAGTGCGCCGGATGCCTGTACCTGTTCAAAGTCAGGATTGGCCTGATAAAACTTCTGTTGAGTCTGCTGCAAAGCCTTCTGTTTGCTGATCTCGTCATACTTCGACAGGGCGTTACGTTCTGCCATCTGTGCCGATAGTTGACTTGATTTCATCAGGGCTTCACCAATTGAGAGGTCTCCCTCTTCGACTGCGATCATCAGCTCTTGCATTTGGGCATCGTAGTCAATGGCTTCTGCCTCAGGTTCAGTCGGGGGCGTCTTTGCTTGTCCCGATGTCTGTTGCAGCTGCTCCATCAACGTCCTAGCCATCTCTCGCTGTGTGCCAAGTTCCTGCCCCTGCTCTCCGAGTTTCTTCTCCAATTCGGAGTAGGCACTTGCCAATTCCTCTGGAGACTCAAACTTACCGGCATATCTTACCGTTTCTGGTTCGGGTTCCGGTGCTGGCTTAGGTTCAGGTGGCATTGCACCAGCGGGCATTACTTCTTGATTATCTATCTCTACACTCATATTACACTCTCCATGGGGCCGATCTCTCGGTTGTCCCGATCCTTAATTGTGATATCGGCCGGGCGTCATCGCTCTATGATGCCGTTATCCTTTAGATATCGATTGTAGTCTGTGCGATTTTCGATGGGCCTATGTGATTCCTCACGGTCTTGCAGTGCATCTCTCACGCTGTCATCAAGCCACACCGGTTCATCTCGCTGTATTTTTGCGGTGATGAGTTTCTTTCCTTGTCCTCCGCAGTCCGGGCACTCTGGCACAACATCGAACTGGCGGAGAGGAAAGTAGAGATCAAAGTGGTTCTTGCATTTTTTACATTGATATTCGTAAAGTGGCATTCTATTAATCCAATAAATCTTTTTTTATAAGAAACTCAATTTGCTTTGCTAAAAAAGGTAGATATCCATCAAAATCAATCTGTGAAAGAGACTCAATAAAGCCAAGGTTTATGTCATCAATAGAACAGGTAATTTTTCTGTTTTCACTTTCTATTTTTACGTAAAGAGTCATGTTGAGGATGTTGTTATCAAAACAAGCAACACAATCGGTAAACCAACCAGTTAAAAACTCAATAATCTTAACCTGTGTCTCAGATTCTCTTAGCTCAGTAACAGAGGCACAACAAAGCAATGCTTTAATTTCTCTCGAATAAACAGACCCGCAATTATCACAACGATATTTTTTCAATTATGCTACCCCCGCCATCTGCCCCTGTGCCGCTTTGGGCTGTCCGGGCTGTGGTTGTTTTGATGTGTTGGCCCGTTGTGCTTCTGGGCCATTTTGCGGCTCAATGAGATATTGTCTCAGTTCTGCCGCTGCTTGTTCATCGAGACCGGCTTGGACGAGAATCTGTAGCGCCTGATCCAGCTGGCCCTCACCAACTCGCTCAACAATCTCTTTCCAAGATGGGAAGTTCAGCGTCTCCAACAATGCCTGTCGATCAATCGCCTGTTCCCGATATAACGCCATGGCTTGTTCTTGCTGCTGAATTGATGTCCTGGCTACAGTAGAACCCGACTCAACCATGTAATTAAATCGCCGCCCTGCCAGCGCCACGCCCTGAAATTTAAGGGGGATGCCACGAACCTCGACCTGTTCAATTTCAGTGCTGAAATTCTGTAATGCTGATATTGCCCACCGGCCACGTTCCCTGGCAATATACTCCATGGCCCGAATTTTATGCTGAATCAGCACGGCATTACGTTCTTGAAGGGCCACAATTGCCGATGCAGCTGTCACGCCGGTCGGTTGAACGCCTCTGTCTGCATCCTCAATCTGATAAATACGGTCGTGCATCCCCGTAAAAACATCCAGGATATCGAAGAAATTGGACGGTAAGTTGGGCACCTGTAAATACTCAATCCGGGCATTGGGCTTTGTCGGCATTAACACCAAACCCGGTTTGTTATTGATCATCGATGTGGTGATACCGCACCCCTTCTCGACTACCAGTGGAGGAAACAGCGCCCGATTGACGTAAGCCGCCATCCGGGAAACGATCTCATCTATTTTGCGATTGAGATCACCAACCTGTTCTGCCGCGCTGAAGCCCCATATCGATGTGGAGTCCTCGTATGAATTGGCATATGAAAAGGGAAACCGCCCGAAAGCGTAGGTGTCTTGGTACTCTTCCGGTTCCAACTCAAAATTTAGGTTTGGGTTCGGCATATCATCAAGAACCACATCACCCCTGTTGGTGATGCTAATCACCCTGATGCCATCTGGGTAAATGTCCGGTCTGGTGTCATCTCTGATCCAACATTCAACCACCAGGCCATCGCCATCACCGCCACCCGCCCGACTCTCATCCGTTGGCCCCAACGCATTGGTATTTTTGTAATTATTGTGAACGATCCCGGTGTTACGATCCGTCATGACTGCGTTGGGTCGAACATCCTCTCGATCCGAACGCCCCAGGATCGTTCGAACATCATCGGCCTGAACCTCATCTGCACCAAATATCGCTTGGATTTTAGGTACAGACATCGAATAGGCGTGTATTAAGTACGGGGTATCTTGTAAATCATGTGGTGAATTGGGTGCCGGGAAAAACGAATATGGGTCAACAACAACTGAGTACGGTTCCTTTTTAGATCGTGTCCAGCCGTGTTTTTCGACGGTGATGCCATAGATCTCATTCGCCATACAGGTCTTGGACAACGTCGCTTGCTGCTCAGACTCATGCCAGTATTTACGCATCTTCGTTGATAGAACCTGGTCGGCTTCATCTTCACGCCCATCCAGATCAACCACCTCTACCACTGGGTTCTTCGCCGTAATGTTGGCTACGGTGCGCTGGACATTGGCAAAATAGAGATTGACGGACACCAAGTCCTTGCCTGATCGCTTTTGATCGCCCCAATGATTGCCTCGAAACAGCTTGTAGTTACTCACCCACCGATCCATCAGCCCCAGGCGTTCTTTCTCGGAGTACGCTGCTTCGAATAGAGACCACACCCACTTACCAAGCTCCGGGTGTCCCGGAGGCGGTGGATCTTCAAGCGTGTACTCTTCAATCATTTTCACCAACATCTTAGACATCATAACACCTTCAACTTCCCATTCGGGGCCAGCTGGCTCCCACATTCACCGCACTCCAGACAGCCATATCCCGCGCTTTCGTCTGCCGGAGGTAACTCCCAACCCCATGACAGATATGGTTCCATCATGCTGATCATGCCTGGATGCGGAGGGGCGTCCGGCGTATATTTTGGCGTTGTCTCAAACTGCCTAAATCCACAGTTTGGACACTGAACTTGCCTCGGTTTAAACTGCTGCCGCGCGGTTGATCTTGATTTTTTCGCCATCAGTTACCCCTCTGGGATATTTTCTCTGCAAACTGATCCATAAAAAGGTCATTTGCTTGAGCTACAGGCTCAGGGATCGTTGCTGCCGATGTGTGTTGAGGGATATCAGACAGATCGTCATCGATGTTAAAAGACTCGCCCTGTTGCCCGCCGGGAGACCATAGACTCTCGTAATGCTCCCGTTTTGTCTTAAAAACCAAATATCCGCCAAGGGCCACGCCGGAGATGCTACTGATCCACGCAAGAATGAACGCGATTACCATATCAATCATTATGAGACCGCCACAGAACCAACATTTTCGAGAATAGTTCCATTACCAGCCGAATCAACCCAGATAGCAATGCACTCATTGAGGGCGTTGAGAGTCACGACATTGTTGGTTCCATCAAACGTGCCAGCCGTGGCCGTGACGGTATGCGCCGCTGTGCCGGTTGCGCTGGTGTCTTTGATGACCAAAAGACCAGGATGATTCGCCAAATCTGCGATTGTTGCAGCAATGACGACCGTGGCGTGGTTCAATTCGATTGAATTGACACCTGCTGTTACTGCGCCGGATGCCGTTAGTTCCTGAACATTTGCCCGGATGCCATCGGCATATGCCTTAACGCTCTGCTGCGTCTGGATTAATGATGCCGAGTCAGATACCATCGTATCCTCGTCAACGACTCCATATGTCGCGTTTGCCCCTATCGTTACAACTTTATCTGCCATTTTACTGTGCCCTTTTTATTATTTTGTGTATTCGTCTCGACTGCCAAGCGCGTCGATCTCGTAATGAAAGTCGATCTCCAGCAAAGCAGCGTCATCGTCATAGTCGTCTGTCCCACCTGCGCCCGTTGCGTCTCTAAAAATCCGACACAAAATCATCGGAGAGACGCTATCTACGCCGGTCATCGAGATTCCAGACCCATCACCAATCTCGGTCAAATAGTGCCTGTTGGCTATCAAATCCTCGTTTGGTGTAGCCGTGTCGCCATATATAATGGTGCTGTCTGGAAATGTTGTGCCGATTTTTGCTACAGAATACTCAAGGCCCCACGACACTTTTGCCCCCTCTGCGCCATCTGCTACGGGTGTCCAGTGAACGTGAGGGTGAATTGCTGTCTCAAACTTCCAAGCGTGTGGCATCTGAACAGCAAAATAGAGTTCCTCTTCCGTTGCCTTGTCAAAAACATATGTCAAAATCCCTTGTGACCCACTGCCGTCATCAACTAGCTTGGATGTGCCGGGTATTTTAGATCCACCAGATTTGGTGGATAGCGCCGGAACCCGAAGGTCGTCCCATACCGTGTCGCTGAGAGTGATGTCATCGCCGGGACGCATAAACTCCGTGGTGTCTGACGGAACAAACTCGCTTGTGAGATGATATGATTTTGCGCCAATACTGAGTAATCGATCCACCATACCGCTATATCTCCATCATTATTGGTTCGCCATGGTCTGCATCCTGCTCCCACGGTCGTTCGATCATTAGTGTATGTGTCAGTGCGCCAAGCATCCCCACCGCTGGAAAATCCTGTATCTTGCCTTTATCTGCATCCGGTGGCTGAAAGGATTGGAGGCGATTAATGAGGTCGGTATGCCCGTTGAGTCTGAGAGTCTTTGCGCCGAGGGCTGTGTGAATCTGCCGAACGTACATCGGAAAAGCGTGCCGCTCTCCCCAATCCGCTGGCTCCCTTATATATAAGCCACGGTCGTGCCCCTTGTTTTTCTCCAATGCTACTGAACATTTAGCTATCAGCGTGAGATACCGATCTGGATCACCGATCCACTGTTGTAATATCCCCTCATGCTGCCCGTATGCGTATTTTCCACGGATATCGATAATCTGTTCGATCTGACGGTAGATATCTGTGCTCTCTACGTATTCCAGTACAGTGAATGCCGGGTCCGGCTCTCCACTCACACCCATCACGATGATGCACCCCGGTTCGATAGCCGGGTATGCTACTGCGCCGACAATCTGTGAGTATCGCCATCCTGTCCGGGTATCGAGGAAAACAGCTGGTTTGAGAGTAATCGGTTTGCCGGTCACCTTGCCCCAGTCTGATCGGGCTTGCCTTGTGCCCTGGATGTGCTCATCTCTTATGATCTGGATCACCGGAGTCATAGGACACCGCCGAAGAAGCCAGCATTGGCGAATGTCAAAACGAGGGCGTCAGCCAGGTTGGGGGAGGAAACGCCAGCTTTGACCAAGTCCTTTTTGCTCTGGATCTTGATCTTTCCAGATGTGGTGTAATCGTACTCCGGCGTGGAGAGTTCTGTGGCCATTTTGCGAAACAGACGCTCATCGGGCATTGAACAGTCGCTCTCAGTGAAGAAATCCTTTGTTCTCCACCACAATTCTGCTTTGGAATTGGCAAACTGGTCTGGTGAATCAGCCCTCTCGCCGGTATTGACCGACGTAACCGGCATGTCCCACCCTTGCATCGTATGTGCGACGCCGGATCCATAGCCAACCGAATCAATAAAACCCCGTTGACAGCTGTGCTTTTCGAACGCATCACGGAACCACCCGGCGATTGTCAATGTATTATCCAGCCGAATCTCATCAGCAGCTACTATCTGCCCGCCTTGTCTCACGACATATGCCGACGCATCACCGCCGAGTGACATACCTACGTCCATGCCGATAACCCTGGGTGCTGTGGGTGCCACATCGATCTCTCTGCTAAATGCCGGGTCAATAATTGCGATGGGAATCAATATAAATGACGAGGAAATGTCAAAATCACACTCAAATTCCTGTAAATACTCGTTTTCTGACATCTCGGCACGTGCTTGGGCCAGTTCGTTAGGGTCAATGATGCCTGTTTCTGAGGCGCGATAGAGTTTTGAATACCAAGCCGGGTCAAATTGCGCGTGTCGATAGAGATCATAAAAATGGTCATGGCCCTTGGGGGTGCCGACGAAAATTACCCACCCTTTTCGATCAGAGAGGGCGGGGCGTAGGATCTCGCCATACAGCGACGGAGGGCATTGCGCTACTTCGTCAATCACAACTCCGTCGAGATAGATACCTCGGAGAGAATCTGGATTGTCAGCGCCCAACAGCTGAACCCGGCCTTGATTTGGGTAGTCAATGCGTAACTCGGATTGGTTGATGCTGATGCCTGGGATCGGGAGACTGTAGTGCATGAGATAATCCCATGCGACGGTTTTGGCTTGCTTATATAAAGGTGCGATGTATGAGTACCTTGGCCGTTCCAGCTTACACAGCATGCAGCTTTTGATTAGTTGATTGATGGCGGTGACGGTTTTCCCCATCCTTCGATGACACACCAGAACATTAAAACGACTGAGATTGCTATGAATCTCTCGCTGTTGTGCCCTCGGAGTATACGGAATTACAACGTCATGCTTCATTCTGCCCACATGATGCTAATAGATACCTCACCTGAGTTTTCTACTCTGTCAAGAAAGTCGCCTTCGGATTTACCAAGGATTTCTGACGCCCTAATGCGATCTTTAATATCAACTTCCTCGCTCGATTCTCCCCTCATAATACTCGTCCAAAACTGCTGCCGTTCCTCCCTGGTTGCGATCAATTTTGCAGATCTCAAATCCTCACGAGCCTTGATAGCTGCTGCTATGTGGGGTTTTCGTAGGTTTTCTTTTCCAACGCTACACAGCGTATTATCGTTTCCGGCATAACCCGCTTGTCGCGCCGCGTCCGTCGCGTTGCCACAGTACGCCTCAACAAATTTAGCCTGTTTTGAAGTTAATCCCACCATTACAGCCCCACTTTACCCTCAACCCTCACAATCCGTTCGCCGTGATCATCCAGCCGGACCCCGTGGCCATCTAGCCGACGTCCATGATCGTCGAGACGTTTGTATGTATCGGCTTTATCGGCATAGCGCCTCGGTAGCTCATCACAGCATGTCACTTGCCTTGATTCGAGCCTGCCAACATGATCGTCAACCGCAGTGATATATTTTCTAAGCTCATCGATCACATTGCGGACGAGATATCCAGCTATCCCGCCGAAGATTGTCAGTATTGCAGCAGCTATCGCAGGATCTACCGGCCATTTGCTCATTTTTTATTTATCCCATCCCGCAAAAATATCGCGATCAGTCCACCGATACCTGTTTGTACCGCTGCCGCTACGTCCATTTGACCGGTGAAATAGCCACCGACTGCAGCAATGACAGCAGACACTCCGGCCCAGACCGTTTTTGACTTGATTAGTTTCTTATCCATTGTTACCACCGTGCCTTTTCTGATCTTGCATCGATGTGCGTGAATGTTCGATATCGCCCAATGCCATAGGTTTCCGGGAACATTCTGTCTAAATAATCCGATACGAACTGCGCCGGGACTTCCCGCCACTCGCCGTCATAACACAACTCTTTAACAACG